TGCCCCTTTCGGGTCAACTATCACAGTGATCCTAAACTCAGCCATTCCGCTTACTCCTGCGCCGTGAGGGGCGATCGACTACCGTCGGTTGATCCGTCGGTTTGCCTTTGCCATTCTGGTCACGCGCTCGTTCCGCTTTGTCTAACAACCACCCCAAATAACCTTCGTCCATTGTACGAATAATAACAACAAACGCTTCGAGCGTATCACTATCTAGACCAACAGTACACCCATATTCGCGAATCTTACTCCACGGTATGTAGCCATACTGATACCGTCGTTCAGTGCTGCAGCACCAAAAGCCGTTTACGTAAAAAATATCCAGCGCGGTCTCTGGAGGCTCTTCTAGATACCAGTCGGGAAGCTTACGCCCTTTCTTAATGGCGTTCTCTACAGAGTATCCGTCCCTTTCATACCTTAGGTCGAAGAGGAGCCGCTTGGTAAGTTTTTTGCCAAGACTTCAATGTCCATCGGCTCGGTGTAATTGGTGATCTCGACACAGAAAGTCCGGCAGTCGTCAAAAATCCAATTAGGAAGAGCATCTAGGAACGAAACACAATCTGCTGGAGTGAATACTAAGTCTCCACCGGTTTCAACATCTACCATGTCACGCCAGCCTTTTACTACGTGCTTAGGATAGAGTTCTTTGTCCTCGTCCCGGTTTGTGTCGATCAAGTCTGCAGTCATCTTGCCTGCTTTGACCTGCCGAGCAGCTTTACCTGAACGCTTAAGAAGAGCATTGAAGTATGGCTTATTGACGTCAGTGGCCGGAGCTACGATAAGAGTGGGAGACTTGCCGTTGACCGTAATTTGGTGGAGTGTGTACTCGGCGGTCATGCCAGCGTTTACGTCGAGAGCTTTAAGGTGGCTGAAGTCTGCCATGTCTGTTTCTTTCTGACTGTTTTATAAAGAAGCTAATGATGCCGCGAGCACAAAGCCCACGACACCATTATTTAGACTTAAGGCAGTGGCACCGGGAAGATGCTGATGCCGATCGAAGATCCAAGAGCGTCGTCCTGGAAAGCCGTACCAGTTACACTGATTAGGACACTTTCGTTTTCAGGGAATGACCGTTCGCCTCCACCAAGCGTCATGCTTGGAATATCGACTGCAACCACACCGTCATCGTTCTTAATAACGAAGTCCATGGTCAAGGTGGTGTTATCACGAATTGCGTCAATAACGGCACTGTCCGTGAAGATCAGCTCAGACTCGAGGTCGACCTGGAAGTTACCAGTATTCATGAACTTAGCACCGAGTTGGCCGAGTACTTTCTCCGGGCTCACTTCGTTGCCGAGTGTCATTGTAAGAGACTTGAAGTCAGTTGTCAGACCAGTCTCATCAACCTGCGTAATGCGCAAAACTGCAATATCTTCTGTGGTGTTAAACGCACCCGTCTGTGTCGGATTGGTCGCTGCAGACGCACCAGTCTTACGTGAACCGGCGACTACTGGATTCTCGGTATCTGTGCCGATGAAACCGAACGTAGCCGTTGCTTTATCCTGGCCTGGTAAGTTGAAGACCGCGGTATCACAGAAGTTACCAATTGCATACTGGAACTTAGAAGCACCACCTACATCCAAGTTTGGGAATTCAGCTTCAAACTGGAATGACCGCTCAAGGAACTCCGCGCTGGTCGTTGCAACGTTACGGATGAACTCGCCGAATACGATATCCACATCAACAGCAACCGCTGCATCTGTGAACTGTAGAGCCGCGTCGAGCTTGTCGAAGGTGATCGTATTTGCGTCGAAAGCAATCACTCTAGCATACCCGAACATATCATCTGGCGCTGCGTTTTCCAGAGCGTTCTGAATGGTAGAAGAGCCTTCTGAAGCAACTGAGCCAATATGCACTCGCTGTCCCAGAGTAAGGCCAATCTGCTGCAAAGTAGTACCGAGCCCTGTCACACCAGACAGAACTGCCTGAGGTGAAGAGTAAGTCCACACAGGAGTTGCAGCCGCGTCAATTCGGAAACCCGCGAAACTTAGCTTAGCATTCGCTGGTGCAGTTTCATCTACGACATTTTCCTCAACAGAAATCAACGTAGCAGAAGTGGCGATATCCGCATCAACAACCTTCAGCCCGTTATTAGCAGACGTCACGTAGCTGTCAACCCAAATTAAAGTACTGCCGTCCGCACTGAACTCAAACTTGTCAGCCTGAGCCGCGGTAAGAGCCGCGACTGCGTACGTATCCGCGACGGTCTCCGTGGCTGTGGTGGCAAGCTGTGTCACGTCTGTGTTGACACCTGTCGAGAAGCAGAAGCCTTCGGCAAAATCACGAAAAGACGATAGCGTCCAATCTTCATCAATCTCAACAGAACTATCCAAATCCGTAACAGTACCCTTACGGCGCTGACGGTTTCGACTGATGGGGTTACGGGCGACCGTTGTGATCTCCGCACCAAAACTGTTAATAGCATTCGGCTCAATAAGGAACCATGTAGTCCCCGCTACTCCGAGCGCCGACTCAATAGAGTAGGACATACTTACATTATTTGTTAATACCCGGCCCAATTTACTTCTCCTTAGCTATTTAATCTCATCATAGTCGAAGTTAGCCTCGACAACGGCTGTATACCATTTTCCTTCGGGGCCACCCTCGGGGGTTTTGGCATTATTGAAATCCAGACCAGAGAAGCTCGATCCTTCAAATACGTCACGAGCCTCAGTAACCAACACACCAGACTGTTGTACACCGGTATTAGACTTGGTGTATACCTGCACAAACGCAATAGCTTTAACTCTAAACCTTCTATTGCCAACCTTGCCTAAAGTCTCTTGGTTCCGGTCGACATGACGAATTGATAATCTACACCAATCAGGCACAACGTCTAGGTCGAAGCTAGGGTCCTCATTATCGAATACAATATTGCTAGTACCCGTGAAGCTAGCTAAGAACCTAGTATAGATCGCTTCCTTCGCTTCAATTAACGTCGTCATGACGCAAGTCCCTGTATGTCTACTGTGATCGCTTTCTCTATTGCTCTTTGAACAAATGCGGCAGGCTCTTGTCTACTCTTGCCCTCGTTAAGCTCTGAGATGTACGTCACGTTATTGGTTACAAATACAGACCCTCTATCCAACTTATAATTCGCAAGTACTTCCGCTACTGCTGCTGCTTGCTCATCTGCGGATTTTGCCGCTAGCGGACCATCGGGCTGAATGCCTTCAAGATTGGCTATGAACGAAGTACCGATAGAAGGTACCCAGTTCGCGCGAGCCCAACCTGTATCTATAGGAGTGGTCTCTACGAGATTTGCAACCACATCTAAAGTTATCTTAGTAATAACCCTAGTTGTGAATTTCTCTAGTCCTCGTACTACAGCGCGAACGTCATCTTTAGCCATGGCCTATTCCAATGGATCGATTTCACCTTGGTCTGTCATCCAATCAAGAGACTGTGCAATCAAAGCTCCGCGCTCATCGTCAGGCAGAGCATTCCACTCTTCCATCGTAAGGCCCGAGTTCTCGAAGGCAGCGTCAACGATATCCTGAACAGGGATTACTTCGCCCTCGATGTGGCTATTAATGCGGAACTCGCTAGAAAATTCGTACTCGTCGTCAAGTACACTTGAGGCAGTAAGCATTACTTCTACTGGAGGAGCCGGTGGAGCCTCCACAATACCTGTAGATACGTTCGGCGCCTCAAAATCAGCCAGCTCAATGCGTTGGCTCTCCCAAAAGAGACGGAGCTTTCTTGGGTTGGCCTTCAGTGATTCAGGGATTAGGTCGCCAGGGTTCTGCATAACACCACCAAAAACTACAGGGCGGCGCCAGATAAATTCAGCATTCTTGTTCCAGCGTTGCTTCCAGTGTCGGAGCTTACGGACTTTGCGTTTTACTTCGTGCGGCATTATATCATCCTCCTTTAGAGGGAAGTGAGGGAGACCGCCGTCTCCCTCACGCACTCATCGCTACTCTTTACTCGTTAGACTTACAGTAAGATTCCACCGATCATGCAACCTAGGTCAGCAGCAACCAGCTTCTGGTCATAGGACATTTCGATTTCAACTCGGTCAGAAGCAAGGTGCTCCATACGGAAACGCTTGACGCGCATTCCGTCATTACCCGAACCCACATTACCCGTCCAGCTGAACGTGTAACCAGCTGAGGGGGTCATGAGGCCAGCCGAAGAAGGCTTGTAGGTCAGGAGCGCGTTGTTGCCACCGATGAAGGAATGAACTGCAGTCTGGCCCTCCTCAGCGGTGTTTTGGATCGCGTCCATCACCATGACGTCATCTAGCTCAAACAAAGCAGCTAGAGCAGCCTTGTTGACCATCGCTGTACCACCAGTCTGGCCACGATCGACACGGCCAACCATATCAGGGTGGTCAATCAATGCGTCAAATACAGGACGCCCAAGAGTGAGCGTATTGGGCATGAAG